GATGTGCTGGACGGCCCTGTATATGACCAGATGCGTGACTTCAATCCGGCGCTGACCAACCAGCCGGATGACTTTATCGATTCTGGTGCCGGCGCAATCAGTCAGACACCCGTACGTATCGGGAAAGTGGTCGGGATTCCGACCGGGCATGCGCGCGAAGATTGGCAGTTAAGTGACGGAGATCATCTGGTCGACGTCGATTACTAACCTGCCAGAGGTTTCGCATCATGTCGGTACCCAACCAGACGCCCTATATTATTTACAACGCCAACGGTCTGACGACCCTTTTCCCCTTCGAGTTCTATATCATCAATGCTGGTGATATTCAGGTATCAATCAACGGTACTGTCGTTACCAGCGGATATTCCGTATCAGGTGTCGGTAACGTCGGCGGGGGTGACGTGGTTTTCGTTACTCCACCTGCAAGCGGTGCAGTGGTCATGCTGGAACGTGTTGTTCCTACCTACCGGTTAACGGATTACCAGGACAACGGCGATCTGTTGGCCGACACAGTGAATAAGGATTTCGACCGCCTCTGGATGGCAATACAGCGTGCCTTTATTTATCTCGGGCTAGCGCTGCGCCGTCCGCTATTTGGTGGTCCGTTCAATGCAGAAGGTTATAGGATCGCGAATCTCGGTGACCCGATAAATGCGCAGGATGCAGCGACCAAGAACTATGTCGATAATGTCAGCCTGGTGCGTACGCTGCGTGTTCCTGAGTCTTCAGTCTCCATTCTGCCCCCTGTTGATCAGCGCGCAAACAAGCTGCTGGCGTTTAACGCTGCAGGGCAACCAATCGTCGTTCTGCCAGCTTCTGGTTCGGCGTCCGATGTAATGATAGAACTGGCTAAACCCGATGGCGAAAAGTACTTCGGCGAATGTCCAGACATTGCAACGCTACGGACAATCGAGCCATCTTTCGACAAGCAGCGCATCACCGTGCGGGAGCACACCGCAGGAACATGCAAGGGTGGGGGTGAGTTTCGTGCGGTACTTATCGGTTCTGCATATGCAGATAATAACGGAACGATAATAAAAACTTCCGGCGGTGCAGCATGGTTGCGCCTAAATGCGGAACCTACTAACCCACTGATGTTTGGTGCGATTGGGAATGGTGTCGCAGATGACAGCGCAAAAATTACCGCAGCACTTAGGGCTTGCACCTACCATTGTGATGGTCTGGGCTTAACCTATGGTGTAGGGGGCACCATTCTTCAGGACCAGACTGTTCCAACTCTTTTCACGAAGGCTAAACTGCAGTACATCACGGCTTTAGGTACTCAGCCTATGATGCGCATGAAAAACGCTGCACATATTATGCGTCGTTTAAGTTTTGATGGGGGTGGTGGTACAACTGGGTCGGGTCTAATCTGGGAGGGTGCAAATACACGTGATGGTGGTGCGGTAGAGCGGTGCGAGTTTAAATATATTGGAGGAGCAGGTATTCGCATTTCTGGTGATTATACAAACCGAGTTTTTGCCCGATATGCAGCCATCAGGAATTGCCGTTTCATTAAGTGTGGTAACACAGGCGTCGCAAATGATCGCGCATCCGTTATTGCCGATGGAGTGAACAACTTCACATTCGACGGTCTTATCATGACCGAGTGTAACTGGGGTCTGTATGTTCGCATGGACACCCAACTAGCGGATAAAGCGCGTGCACCTAATAACCTAATTCAGAATTGCCACATATTAGGTAGCGGGCAGAATCACCCGACATTTATTGACGCTCAGGGGTTATCCGCTAACAGACAGGATAGCCTTAAAGTGGACAACTGCTGGATCGGTGATTTCCGTGATAACGGATTTGATTGCGGATCGTCAACTGGCACTCAGATTACTAACTTCCGAGTTAATAACTGCAAGGACGCTATCTTCATTGGTGATATTGACTGCGATAGCTATGTTATTGACAACGTAGTGGCCAGAGACTGTGAGCGCGGTGTGCGAATTGTCATGGATGGTAATATTCAGTCTGATGGTATTGTTCGTAATGTAAGAATCACAAATATGCTTGTTACAAATCCAAAATATCAAGGCCTATACATTGGTAATACTGGAACAAATACAGGTGTGTTCGACATCTATCTTGCCAACGTTTATGTGGATAGCGTTAGCTCATGGAGTCTCAGTTCGTTCACTCGACCTTTCCATATCGAGGGGATTGATGGGATATTTATGGATAACTGCGGCACGAGATATGCAAAAACAAACAGCGTTTATTTCAAAAAATGTGACCAGGCTCAACTACGTGGTGGTAGATTCCAGGAAAGCGATCAAAGTGGAGGAGGGACTTATGCCATCACAGTAGAAAATGACTGCGCTCGCATAAGTATTTCAGATGCTATAATCTATGGGAAATCTACAACTGGCGCTGTCTTACTTGCAGGAGGAGCAGGCCACAGCGTGAAGCATATTAGGTGGAGAAGCGCTGCTAATGGTGTTTCTTCCTCCAGTGCGACAACTCCGTATCTCTTGGATAATATGGCATTCTAACGGAATGGCGGCCTAATGCAGGCCGCCTTTTTTATAAATCACTAAGAATTATTTGCATGACCTTTTTGTAAAGTCATAGATCACGCTGTCGCTTTCCCTGTCATAATATGAATTAAAAACCACCCCATTTGTTATAGAGGTATATACACACAAGTTGTCCTTTAAAGTTGAATGAAAATCACCTGAGTTAAAATCGTGATTCATGTCAAAATGCTTAATATGCCTCAACCCCCACGACCATCTTCCGTTAATGGTTGGGTGGATAAGGTGAGCAAAGAACGGATATTTTTTAATAGCTAAACGACCCTCTGGTGAAATCGGAAGCATCCCGATAAAAGATATATGCTTAGCGTTCGCAAGATTGTTGCTGTTCAAATCGCTAATTATTGTGGTAATAACTTCGTTATCGTATTTTTCTTGATTGTCCAACGCATTTCCATAGCTAAATGCGGCCCCAAGCATATAAAAAAAGTACAAGATGGATAAGGACCACATTATCTTAGAGCGTAAGCCAAGCATCCAGCATGCAAGGATATTATAAAATACTAGTACCGCTCCGAATGCAACGAAAACCCTAGCGGAAACTACCGCTGATTTCAGCAACAGCATAGGTCCAGCAATCATCAGCAAGACAAGGAAAGGTGATACTAAAATAATAGAATTGCGTAATAATTTTATGATGCCTGTAGACTCTGACTTTTCACGACACAGTCTAACTGCACCAATTAAAGCCATGCAGGCAGTAATCAATACTAGGGCTAACATTGTTGTGCTCATAGAAGTACTAAGCACATAATAGAATACCTTGAAGTTGCCAAAAATAGCATCCATCAAGAAATTTAATTCAAACGAGCTTACTTGGCTATGTTGTAAATTGTAATCACCCTCAATAAAGTTAGGTGAAATTAACAAAGAGTAGATAATATAACCTATTAACAACCCCGCTATCGATAGCCCTATAGCTTTGAAGCCATCAAGGTCTTTACCTTCTTTAAATCTATTTAATACATATAGCATTGTATAAATTATATAAATGTTTAAAGAGGCTTGATATAAACATAGTGATAACAGAATTGAAACAATACTAGCTGTTAAAAATTTTATTGACCCATTTATTCTAACAACAAAAGGAAGCATCGCACAAAGAACGGAAAGTGACATCGGGAATGCGTCATATTTGTATGACATATTCTCAAAATAAAAAGGGCTAATCGCCAGTGGTAGGCATAGTAAAAAACTTAACCCGCCCACCCTTTCAGAATGCCCTAAGTATGTTTTTCCTGTCAGATATGCCCCTAATGATAACAACGCAATTCCTAATATTTGAGGCAGCGGAGATATATCAGGCAGCGGTGCGCCAAAGCTTATCACATAAAAAAACAGATCAGCTAGGGGCCTGCCATTGCGTGACCATCCAGAATAACCCTCAAGGGAGCGCCCTAAGTCATCAATGTAATAATAATTTGTAGATAACACATTGTAATAACATAAAAAAATCAAGCCAAAAATAATTATTAACGGCTTAAGACTAACGCTCATATTGTTTTCTGATTTGATCATTTACCTTACCCTATAATAAATAATTTTTTATTTCTTAATGATGTAACGAGGTCTTCCCTTAACTTCCACATAAATCCTGCCGATATATTCCCCAAGCACACCTATGCCTATCAATTGAATCCCGCCCAAGAAAAGTATTGAAACCAGCAGTGATGGATATCCGCGAACCGGGTTGCCGAATGCTAACGTGTCGACGATCATCCATGCGCCATAGATAAAGGCCATGCTTGCAACGAACAAACCGATATACGTCCACATGCGCAGTGGAAAAGTTGAGAAACTGGTGATGCCCTCTAATGCAAGATTCCACAGCTTCCATCCATTGAACTTAGAATCCCCGGCAACACGCTCTGCGCGGGCATATTCAACAACATCAGTGCGGCCGCCAACCCAACTCAAAACGCCTTTCATGAAAAGGTTGCGTTCTGGCATTAGCTTGATGTTTTCAACCACATCTCGAGACATCAGGCGGAAGTCGCCAACGTTTTCCTCGATCTGCGGATTGCTGATTTTGTTGTGCAGCTTATAGAACCACTCTGCGGTCTTGCGTTTGAGTCGTCCATCCGTAGAGCGGTCTGTTCTCTTAGCAAGAACCATATCCGCGCCGGCCTGCCATTTCTCTATCAGGTGCGGGATAACCTCAATTGGGTCCTGCAAATCAACATCTATCGGGATAATAGCTTCACCGCTTGCATGGTCCAGGCCTGCAAACAGTGCAGGTTCTTTACCGAAATTGCGGGTAAAGGAAAGAGGAATGACAAGCGGGTCGGCCACAGCGAGCGCATTTATGATTGATTCTGTCGCATCTTTACTGCCGTCGTTAATGAAGACTATTTCAACTTCATGCTGCAGAAGCCCTTCAAACTCCCGCACGGTTTTATAGAAGATTGGAATTGCTTCCTCTTCATTAAATACCGGAACGACCAGAGAAATTTTCATTTCGCATCCCTAAAGACAATGAATTTTGAGTAGATGAACCCGGCAACCAGGCTAAAGCCGGAAAATGCTATTAGGGTAACCACGGGAGGGGCGCCCACAGTATCAGCGAAGTAACCCGTCAAGCCTGCCATGATCCCCATGAATAATACGAACGCGAGATAGCGTCCGGAAGTGGCCTGTGATTTGAACGTCCATTTCGCATTCGCAAAAAAACTAAACGTCACAGCAATGCAGAATGCCAGAACGTTAGCAATCGCCTGGCTGACCCCAAAGAAGTGAAGCAGAGCGCCAAAACACAGCCAGTGTAAGGCTGTGTTGAGCACGCCAACGGAAACGTATCTACTAAATAGCTTTAACATTATAAAAATCAGTCAATTCTGAAAGCCAAGAAGTTTAGCACTTGTTGTTAACCTTATCGACCTCCTCTATATGGTCGGGATTCCGACCGACCTGCGCGCTTACCCTCATGCCACGATACGATTTTCCCCACCGAGGGTGAGGCATGAGGATGAATAACGTTTCAGACGTGGCGGCGGGACTTTCCTACGGCACATCTATTGGCAGCTTTGGCTACTGGCTTTTGCAACTGCTCGATAAAGTCAGTCCCAGCCAGTGGGCTGCAATTGGCGTTCTCGCCAGTATTCTCTTTGGTCTGCTAACTTATCTGACAAACCTTTATTTCAAAATTAAAGACGATCGTCGCAAAGAGGCTCGGGAAAATGGCTACCAGCAAGACTAAACTCAGCGCCGCTGTTCTGGGTCTGGTGCTTGCCGGCGCTCCGGCGTCGGTCATCCTCGATCAGTTCCTGAATGAAAAAGAAGGAAACAGCCTCACGGCGTACAAAGACGGCGGCGGGATCTGGACAATTTGCCGTGGTGCCACAACTGTGGATGGCAAACCGGTGGTGCAGGGCATGAAGCTGACGCAGACGAAATGCGACCGGGTAAACGCCATCGAGCGCGATAAGGCGCTGGCGTGGGTTGACCGCAATATTAAGGTGCCGCTGACCGAACCACAGAAAGCCGGTATTGCTTCGTTCTGCCCGTACAACATCGGCCCGGGTAAATGTTTCCCCTCGACGTTTTATAAGCGCATCAATGCTGGTGACCGCAAAGGTGCATGCGAAGCGATCCGCTGGTGGATTAAAGACGGCGGCCGCGATTGCAGACTGACCAAAGGCCAGAAGAACGGTTGCTATGGTCAGGTCGAGCGCCGGGAGCAGGAAAGCGCACTGACGTGCTGGGGGATAGACCAGTGACCATTAAAGCAAAGCTGTTAGCGCTGGGTGTTCTGCTGGCGCTTTTCGCTGTTACCTTTTACGCGGGTTATCTGAAAGGCTGGTATGCACACAGCGACAAGGTAAACAGCGAGCATGCAGCGAAAAACAAAAAAGCGGAGAAAGCCGTCGCCACTAGTGAGCAGAAAGCGGCAGCGGCCAGCGCAGAGGGAAAGGTGATTTACCGGACCATTTACCGAGACGTGGTGAAATATGTTAACGACCCGAATCATATTAAGTGCGATTTTGACGATCACGCTGTGCAGCTGCGGCAGCGAGCCCTCGATGCGGTCAACTCCATCAGCGGATTTGATGCAGGAACCGTGCAAGGGGGCGAGTAAAGCTGGAACAGACAGCGATGAAGATCTGCAAGCGGACATCGAAACAGCGGAATGCCTGCGCCAGTTACGGCTGGATAAATATCGTTGGCAAGCTTGGTACAGGGCTACGGAATAGCCTGTTTTGTTCCTCAATCGGGAACGAAATCAAAATGGGTACCAATTCGGGTATCTGGCTCATCTTTAAAAATAAAACACAGTAAATACAGATTGTTATTCGCTGTGTTTTACTCCTATTATCGGGCACCATCTAATTTTTGGATATAAATTTGCCTCTTTAAATTCTCTAAACTCCTTAAAATCGCGTAATACCCCGTTATCTTATCCTTGATAAATTCTTAAGAATTACATATAAATTCTCTTCGTTTATCACCGCACTATTAATTAGAAATGAATATTTAAAATTTTTATGACAGCAATATTATTATCGAGCGACTTGGGAATTATCATTTTAATGAATGCATTCACTTAACGAATGCATTAAAGTAGTTTACTATTTTTTTGGTTCTTGGTGGTTTCACTCCATGTTCTTTTGAAGTATTATTATCGAAATTCTTTTTCCATTCAGCAATGTCCCCTATAATGCTCGACTGGTACAAAAAATACCGTATTTAAAATGGTTTTTAATTAGGTTGCAAACAACCTGCGGTATCGTGATAATTATCGATTTACATTCATTGCTGCTCGCATTTGGTATGGCTTTGAAATGAATACTGTCTGCAAATGTTTTGCTTTTCGTAAGCAGGTGATTTCGCCAATATGATCGTCTGGAAGTAATGTTATTTATTGTCTACGTACCCACTTGTCTGCGGTCAGTCAAATAAGAATCAAGCTAGGGTGATGAGGAGTTCCATGATGAAGTAACATTATTAATGAAATAAGGTCAGTAATGTTAACCAGAAATGCCATTTTGCTCATTACCTTGAAATTGTCTTGAATGTTAGTAGTGCTGTGCATATTTATAAATTTATTTCTTTTATGGAGGATTAATAGTGAAAAAAGGAATTTTTAAAAAACGCTGTTTATCATATTAACTGCTGTCATTACGACATCATTGTTAGGATGCGGGACATTAAGTCGAGGTGATAGTTATAAAGATATATATCGTGGCGTTGCCGTAGATAAAAAACAAATAAAGAACGCCTATTTATGGGCACCTACATTAGGATTATGGCCCCTTTTTCATATTATATCGTTGCCAGTCGATGCTGTTATCGATACGGTTTTGTTGCCGATTGATATTTTGTTAAAACATTCACCTAAAAGAGACCATGCCCAGGTATCATTAAATATTCCCATTTTTGCCGTTAATATGACAAATACTCCTGATTTTAATTACACTTTTAAAAACAAACGAACTGGGAAATCTCTGGCAAAAGGCATAACCAGTAAAATTCCCGAAACTGGCAGTAACTTACCAACGCTCGATATTTTTTCAGTATTAACGCAGAGTAATCCGTCGCCACGTATCGATTCAGTCGACATTAACTGGCAATCCACTGAATCAGCCTTGCTTAATAGTAGCTTTAATGAAGCAGTGAGTTATGTTGAGACACGCACTCCTGATGGCGATCTTCGTGGTGCTCGAAGCATCATTGTGCTGTTTATGCCTTGTAATAAAGTAGCTGTTATCAATTCCGATCGTCCTTTCTATAGCTCAGATTTTATTAATCAAAAATCGGTACATGAGTACAACAAGCTACTGACTAAGCTGGCCGAGCATTCGCAGTGTGCTCAGGCGGCGCAGGTGAACTCGGCTATTGAAAATGCCTGGAAATAGTGAGTAGAAGTGTTGTTAGAGTGAATATAAATCTCAATTTTAACTGAATTGTAAGCCGGCTCACCCGTTCCTCGGTGAGCCTCAGTGTGTTTAGCCTATAAACGGATTAAGTAAAGCGTAATTAAATCCATAAGTTGTTTGCTTTAAATCATGATTATGCCCCGCGACAGCTTATACCGTGCTGGCAGTACCCTTTCTCAAGCGAGTCAACCACATGAAAACAAGACCATCATGGATGGTGCTTTTGGCTGCGTGCTGCATGGTGATAGCGGGCAATGCCGTCGCAAAGAGCCGTGCCGTATCCGATGAAAAAATAAAAGAAAAGGTGATCGCCGAATCGATCGCCTCTTATCCGGGCGTCTGTGCCTGCCCGTTTAACCGCGCGCGAAACGGCAGCTCGTGCGGCAGGCGCAGCGCATGGAGTAAAGCGGGCGGCTATGCACCCATCTGTTATAAAAATGAGGTAACGAACGAGATGGTGAAGCAGTGGCGCGAGCAGAATAACGGCTAGCCCGCCTCCAGCATCCCGAAGCTCACAATCCGCGAGCGGCCAAGCTCCTTCGCCCGGTACAGCGCCACATCCGCGGCGCGCAGCAGGTTGTCGCTTTGGGCGTGCTGCGGATAGCTGGCAATGCCGATGGAAACATCCACCGTGCCAATCTCCGTTAACTCATACCGCAGCGCCAAGCTGCGCACGTTGGTCTGGATTT